TTTATTCGTTTGCCAAATGATGAGCCAGAACCGACTAAATGGTTCAAGAGCCACAGGCACGAAGGGTATTACTAGGAGAATTTAGATGGCCGTCGATAAAAGTTTTATGCAGGCTCCGATGGGTCTCGAAGCTCTGGCTGCTGAAGAAGCGCCGATTGAGATCATGATTGAAGATCCGGAGAGCGTGTCCATCGGCATGGATGGGGTAGAGATTAACCTTGAAAAACGCGCACCCAGAGCAGAAGACTTCGATGCCAACCTCGCAGACTTTATGGATGAGGGTGAACTTCAGAGCCTCGCATCTGAACTGATTGGTAGTTACGAGCAAGACCTCTCATCTCGCAAAGATTGGCTCGACACGTACGTTAAAGGATTGAAGATCCTCGGTATTCGGTACGAGGAAAGGACGGAGCCGTGGCCCGGTGCATGTGGTGTATTCCATCCCCTCCTGATGGAGAGCGCGGTTAAGTTCCAGTCCGAGACGATCATGGAGACCTTCCCTGCGATGGGACCGGTCAAGGCCAAGATCATTGGTAAGGAGACGCAAGAGAAGCGTGACTCAGCCATTCGTGTCTCGGATGACATGAACTACCAACTGACCGAGGTGATGAAGGAGTATCGGCCTGAGCACGAGAGATTATTATTGAGTTTGGCTTTGGCCGGTAACGCCTTTAAGAAAGTGTACTTTGATCCATCGCTGAACCGTCAAACAGCGGTGTATATCCCAGCCGAAGATATCGTGGTGCCGTATGGCGCAGCCAATCTAGAAACGGCTGAGCGTGTTACGCACCGGATGCGTAAGACTAAGAACGAGGTCAAAAAGCTTCAGTACGCAGGGTTTTACCGAGATGTGGATCTTGGCGAGCCGATGCGCGTGATGGACGAGGTGGAGAAGCAGAAGGCTGAAGATCAAGGTTTCAGCGCAAGCATGGACGACCGGTTCCAGTTGCTTGAGATGCACGTGAATATTGATCTGCCGGGTTATCCAGATGTTGATAAGGACAACAACGAGACCGGTATTGCCCTGCCCTACGTGATTACGATTGAGAAAGGAACGGGGACAGTCTTAGCCATTCGTAGGAATTGGAAAGAAGATGACAAGCTCAAAACCAAACGACAGCACTTCGTCCATTACGGATATATCCCCGGATTTGGATTTTACTACTTCGGCCTTATTCACCTTATCGGGGGACACAGTAAAGCTGCAACGTCCCTCCTTCGCCAACTGGTGGACGCCGGAACCCTCAGTAATCTCCCCGGAGGACTCAAGTCTAGAGGACTTAGAATTAAGGGAGACGATACTCCAATCGCTCCGGGTGAATTCCGAGACGTAGATATTCCGTCAGGCGCGATCCGCGACAACATCCTGCCGCTCCCGTACAAGGAGCCAAGCCAAACACTGTCCATGTTGATGGACAAGATCATCGAGGAAGGACGCCGCTTCGCTGCGGTATCGGACCTGAAGATCTCGGACATGTCCTCGCAAGCTCCGGTTGGTACGACCCTCGCCGTTTTGGAGCGAGTCCTCAAGGTCATGACCGCCGTGCAAGCGCGTGTGTACTACGCCATGAAGCAAGAGTTCAAGCTTCTGGCTTCGATCATTCGAGACAACACGCCAGAGGAATATAGCTACGAGCCGGAAGTCGGTGATCGCAAGGCAAAGAAAGCCGACTACGATGATGTCGATGTTATTCCAGTATCGGACCCCAACGCGGCAACCATGTCGCAGAAGGTGGTGCAGTACCAAGCCGTACTCCAGCTTTCACAAACCGCTCCGCAACTCTACGACTTGCCCTATCTTCATCGGCAGATGATCGAGACGTTGGGTGTGAGAAATGCAGATCGCATCGTACCGTTGCCGCAAGATGCCAAGCCACGCGACCCCATCACCGAGAACATGGATGTGATGACGGGCAAGCCGGTCAAGGCGTTCATGTACCAAGATCACGAAGCCCACATCGCTGTGCACATGGCGTTGGGTCAAGATCCGAAGATGGCGCAGATCATTGGGCAGAACCCGATGGCACAGCAGATAACCTCTGCTTTGCAGGCGCACATCATGGAGCACGTAGCGTTCCAGTATCGCCGCGAGATCGAGAAGCAGCTTGGCGCAGCCTTGCCACCGCTTCCGCAAGACGACCGAGAAGAATACGACCTGCCGCCTGAGTTCGAGGCGCAGTTGTCGCAGTTGGCAGCAGCCGCTGCCGCACGGGTTCTCCAGAAGGACACCGCAGAAGTACAGATGCAACAGGCCGCGCAGCAGGCACAAGACCCGCTCGTGCAGATGCAGATGATGGACTTGCAGATCAAGCAGCTTCAGGCGCAGACCAAAGCCCAGCAGATGCAGATGGATGCTCAGATCCAGCAGGCCGAGGTCCAACGTAAACAGCAGAAAGATGTCATGGACGCCGCTGCCAAGGCAGACGAGTTGGAGCTTCGCAAAGCCGAGATCTCTGGCCGTCAGCAGCTTGAGGCTGCACGGCTTGGCGTGGACATTCAGAAGGACAAGGCCGCCCTCTCTGCCAAACAGCAGATGGAAGGAGTGCGCTTAGGACTTGAGATCGGCAAAGCACAAGATGCCGCAGACATGCAGCGGCAAGCTGCACAGCAAAGATTGGAGATGCCAAAGAAGGAGGACTAAGTGAGCTATTCAAACGCTCTGGAATACCTTGAGACCAAACTCAAGGAGGAGCGCACGTTGATTGTGGAAAACCTGATCCAAGGCAAATTGGATGAAGGTGAGTACAAAAGGCTATGCGGGGCGTTACAGGGTCTCGACCTCGCAGTGGGCTATATCAAAGACCTTGCAAAAAGGATGGACGAAGAATGAGCAGTATTGACGTAGAGAAGACACAGGAAGAAGCGGCCAAAGCTAAACTCCTGCCGGAACCCAAGGGCTATCGGATTCTGTGTGCGGTCCCGCATGTAGAAGAAGAGTTCGATGGGGGCATTATCAAAGCAGACGATACCAAGCGTGTTGAGGAGCAGACTACTGTAGTTCTGTTTGTCATCAAGATGGGCGACCTCTGCTATGCAGATAAAGACCGGTTCCCCACTGGTCCGTGGTGCAAAGAAGGCGATTTTGTACTAACCCGCCCCTATTCCGGCACCAGAGTTGTCATTCACGGACGCGAGTTCCGCATCATTAACGACGACACGGTAGAAGCGGTGGTGCAAGACCCCCGTGGAATCCGTCGCGCATAAGGAGTAAATCATGGCTGAGCAGATGGAATTTAAGTTTCCTGACGAAGTTGAGCAGGAAGCCCCGGCTGAGAAAGCCGAAAAGGAACCCGATTTTGAGGTTCAGATTGAAGATGATACCCCACCACAAGACCGGGGTCGCAAGCCGCTACCGAAAGATGTAGTGGATGAACTGGATAAGGATGACCTTGACGAGTATTCCGAGAAGGTCAAGAAGCGCCTCTCCCAGATGAAAAAAGTCTGGCACGACGAGCGCCGCGCTAAAGAATCCGCCGAACGAGAGAAGGAAGAAGCTCTGCGTTTTGCCCAGATGCGCGAACAAGAGATCCGCCAGTTAAAGCAACGGTTGGGTAATGGCGAGAAAGCCTACATCCAAGAAGTTACTAAGTCGGCTAATAACGACTTGGCTACGGCTAAGGATCGTCTAAAGCAGGCTTATGAGTCGGGGGACGCCGAAAAAATTACTGATGCCCAAGAAGCCCTGACTGAAGCTAAGCTTAAAATTAAGCAGTACGAAAACTTCCGCCCCTCTTTACAAGAGGAAGAATCAGTAGTACAACAATCTCAACAGTACCAAGTGCCCCCGGCACCCCAACCTGCTATCGACCCAAAGGCCGAGGCGTGGAAGGATAAGAATCCGTGGTTTGGCACCGACGAGGAGATGACCGCCCTCGCACTTGGACTGCACGAAAAACTGGTCCGGTCTGGAGTCGATCCGCGTAGCGACGATTATTACGACCGAGTTAACACGACGATGAGGAAGCGATTCCCCGATTATTTCGAGGAAGAGCAGACTCAAACGAAGGAGGCTGAGAAGCCTGCTCGCACAAAACCAGCCAATGTGGTTGCACCAGTTACGCGGAGTACCGCGCCTCGTCAGATTCGTCTGACACCGACTCAAGTTGCCCTAGCCAAGAAGCTTGGTCTGAGCAATGAACAGTACGCAAAAGAACTTATGAAACTGGAGAGTAACTAAAATGACTGGTAACAGACTCGCACGTGAACTCGAAAGTCGAGAATCCGCGCAGCGCACAAAAACTTGGACCCCACCTCAGACGCTACCGGCCCCAAATCCGCAGCCGGGTTGGGTCTTTCGATATATCCGGACTAGTATCATGGGTACTGCTGACCCATCGAATACCTCCGCAAAGTTTCGTGAAGGTTGGGAGCCTGTAAAGGCTGAAGATCATCCGGAACTGATGCACCATGCCGATCCGACTTCCAAATTTAAAGGGAATATCGAGATTGGCGGCCTGTTGTTGTGTAAGGCACCGGAAGAGCTAATGAAGCAGCGTAATGACTATTACGAACAGCAAGCAAAGGCTCAAATCCAGTCCGTAGACAATAACTTTATGAGGCTAAACGACGAGCGGATGCCGCTGTTCAATGAACGCAAGTCCAGTACCTCGTTTGGTAAAGGTAAATAACTTTCTTTTTTGGAGTAACAAATGGCTTATCCTTCCGTTGACAAGCCTTATGGCTTGAAGCCGATCAATCTGATCGGTGGGCAGGTGTTTGCCGGTGCAACTCGTCAGCGTCGTATCGCTTCCAGTGCGTCAAGCATTGGTTACGGCGACCCGGTTGAGTTTGATACCGATGGCACCGTTAAAGTAACGACTTCTACGACGACGGCTCCCAATGGCGGTTTCGCTGGTGTGTTCTTGGGCTGCACGTTCGTGTCCTCTGTGACGGGTCAGCCGACCTACTCGCAGGCTTGGATTTCGGGCACTTCGGTCAAGGCTAACACGTACATTGTTGCGTATGTGGCCGATGATCCGGACACCCTGTTCAAGGCTGTTGGTGTGACGGCTTCGCTCGTTGTCTCGACTACTGACGGGTTTGAGTACTCGGATGTGGGACAGAACGTTGCGCTCGTTGCTAATACGCTGAATACGACGACGAATGATTCGCAACAGGGTTTGGAAATTGGTTCTGTTGCGGTCACGCGCTCGTTGCCGATGCGTATCATTGATGTCGTCGAAGACACGGCGTTTGTTTCAAGCGGCACCACTTATTACCCCGAGGTAATCGTGAAGTTTAACGCTCCGTATCTGACGAGCGTTTCGCTGATCGTGGGTGGTCACGCTTATAACAACCCGCTCGGCGTTTAATAGGAGTTCTGAAACATGGCTATTTCACGTGCACAATTACTCAAAGAGCTCCTGCCGGGCTTGAACGCCCTGTTCGGTCTTGAGTACAAGTCCTATGGTGAGGAGCACAAGGAGATCTACGATACCGAGACCTCCGAGCGTTCCTTTGAAGAAGAGACGAAGCTGAGCGGATTCTCCGCTGCTCCGGTGAAAGCCGAAGGTTCAGCCATTGCGTATGACAACGCGCAGGAAGCTTGGACGGCTCGTTACAACCACGAGACCATCGCTCTCGGCTTCTCCATCACGGAAGAAGCGGTTGAAGACAACCTGTACGACTCGCTCAGCAAGCGTTATACGAAGGCTCTTGCTCGCGCTATGGCGTACACGAAGCAGGTCAAGGCGGCGTCGGTCCTCAACAATGGCGTC